CGATATCCTGGACATGGTGCTTCGGCGCGATGTGACCGAGACCCCGATAGAGGGGATCGGCAGAAGTGATTATCTGATGATTCCACGAAAGGATCAGCAAGGCCGGCCAGATCGGTTTTTCGTGAATCGCGGGCGTGACAGCGTGACGTTTACCCTGTGGCAGACGCCCGAGAATTCAACGGATATCGTGATCTTCAATCAGTTTCGACGGCACCAGGATGTCACGACCAATGAGGAGAACATCGACGTAGATCGGCTGTGGTATGACGCCGTGGCCGATGAATTGGCCGCGCGCATGGCCTTCAAGTTCAACGCATCAAAAGCTGTGGCGTGCAAAGCAGCGGCCCGCGAGTCCTATTTCCTGGCGCGCACTGAAAACCGCGAGCGCGCTGATACAGTAATGCGTGTGAGGTACGGTAGACGGTGACGACCTTCGCGCGCGGCAGGCAGGCTTGGGGCGAATGCGCCCGCTGTGGAGAAAAGCGGCTGCTGCGCACGCTGGTCGAGGATGGGTACATCGTGGGCTTGCTCGTATGCCCTGACTGCTACGAACCCAAACATCCGCAGGAAAGGCTGCCCAAGGTCGCTGATGCGATGGCGCTGCGCAAGCCCGCGCCTGAACTGTCCGAGCCGCCCGGCGAGGGAATAGCGAGATTCCTGATCTGGACCGGATTGGCCAGCGCGCCGGATACGGATAACTCCTGGTCTGCGGTGACGTGGGCCCCGACGCTCAATCTGTTTGTCGCGGTTGCGCAGAGTGGCACCGGCAATCGGGTGATGACCTCGCCCGACAGCCTCAACTGGACTCTTCGGGTTGCCGCGACGCTCAATGCTTGGCGTGCGCTTATCTACGCGGAAGAGCTTGCATTGCTTGTTGCTGTGTCAGATGACGGCACAGGCGATCGAGTGATGACCTCGGTTGATGGAGTGAACTGGGTCAGTCAAGCCAGCGCGGCCGACAATGAATGGACATCGATTGCCTGGTCGCCGTTTTTGGGTCTGTTTGCTGCGGTATCAAGCGACGGCACCGGCAACCGCGTGATGACTTCCACGAATGGGATCGATTGGACTACGCAGGTAAGCGCTGCGGATAACGCTTGGCAGTCGATCGTGTGGTCGCCCGAGTTGGGATTGTTCGTTGCCGTGTCCAACACCGGCACCGGAGATCGGGTGATGACTTCGCCAGATGGCGTCACATGGACTTCCCAAGCAAGCGCCGTGGACAATTCCTGGGTCTCGGTTGCATGGGCACCAGAGATAGGCTTGTTCGCCTCCGTGTCCTCAGATGGATCCGGCGCCGGCGTAATGACTTCGCCTGACGGTGTGAATTGGACCGAGCAAGTTGCCGCAGTGGATAACACATGGTCTGCGGTCGCGTGGTCACCAGAACTAGGGCTGTTCGTTGCCGTGGCTGATTCCGGCGTAGGCGATCAGGTAATGACATCGCCCGACGGCGTTATCTGGACCAGTCAACCCAGCGCAGATACCGGCACCGGCTGGCAGTCGATCGTGTGGTCGCCGGAACTAGGGGCATTCGCTGTCGTATTCGGCAATCAGGTGATGTACTCGGTGGCCGTCGTGTCGCCGCCATTGGTATTCGATGAGCTTGGGAAACTGGTCGCTGGCGGGAGTTATGTCGGCGCTGGGGGTAGTGGCGAGTCCGTAAGTGAGGGTCTGAGTTGGGTAACTGCGAACACTCCCGTCGATCAGTTTTGGTTCGCAATTGCCTGGTCACCAGAATTAGGTTTATTCGCCGCGGTTGCTCCTAACGGAATTGGCAACACGGTAATGACCTCACCAGACGGGATCAACTGGACTGATCGTGTTCCCGCCACGAATAACCAGTGGGAGGCAATTGCTTGGGCACCAGCACTGGGTCTATTTGCTGCGGTGAGCACTTCCGGCACTGGTGATCGCGTAATGACATCATCCGATGGGATTACGTGGACGAGTCAGGTCAGCGCTTCAGATGATACCTGGGATGGAATAGCGTGGTCACCATCCCTGGGCTTATTTGCCGCTGTGTCTAGTTCCAATGGCGTGGTGATGACTTCGCCAGACGGCATCAACTGGACTCTTCAAACTGCTGCGTCTACTAACTTTTGGTATGCGATCGCGTGGTCTCCTTTGCTCGGTTTATTCGCTGCCGTGTCTAACGATGGCACGGGCGATCGAGTGATGACCTCACCCGATGGGGTCAACTGGACTTCTCAGGCAAGCGCCTCAGACAATATCTGGACCGGGATTGCGTGGTCACCAGAGTTGAGCTTGTTCGCGGCAGTATCTATTGCTGGCGGGCCGGGCGGTCTGGTAATGACTTCACCCGATGGAATCAACTGGACTTCCCGCGTTGCTGCCAATGCTTATAACTGGTTTGGGATTGCTTGGTCGCCTGAATTTGGTCTATTTGCTGCGGTAGCAACGGCCGGCACCAGTGACAGCATAATGACCTCACCAGATGGGATCAACTGGACCAGCGAGACTACACCAGAGAACCGAGCCTGTCGCGCAATTGCTTGGTCTCCATCGTTGGGTATGTTTGCCGCAGTCACTGGTGATTCTGCGACTGATCAAGTGGTGCATTCTGTTGGGACACCATGAACTACTTAAAAAGGAATGCCTATGGCATATACGATGCAGCAACTCGTTGATTACGCGCGCGTGCCGCTGCACGACGCCAAGCTGACGCCAACTGGCGCTACGCGCACGCCGCGCTACACGGACACGGAACTGCTGTCCCACGCAAAGCAGGCCCTGCACGTATGCCGCCGCGACCGGCCGGATCTGTTTTTCGCGCAATTCACGCTCGACGTGTCCGGACTCCTCGTGGGAGAAGATTTCCCTTTGCCGGATGAATACTTCCAGCCGATCGCCGATTATGTGAGCGCTCGAGCGCAGACCAAGGATGGCGAAGAAGTCACGGACGCTAAAGCCCCAATGTTCTTCATGCTCTTCGCTGAAGGAAAGGGTGACAAATGAGGCCATGGCAGGATTTTTATAATCACGTCGTTACGCATCTGAAAGGTGCCACGCTGCCGGTGATCTCGAACGAAGTGCGCAATGCGGCCATTGAGTTCTGCGAGCGCGCGCCCGTGTGGACAGTTCCTTTCGTACCCATCACCGTGACCCTGACGGATCTTGATTACCCGATCAATATCGCGGAAGTGGATGTTGTGCTGGTCAAGGCAGTCGATGTTTGGTACATCGGAACGGAGCTTGTCTACAAGACGCCGGGAGAGTTGGCGACGATCTTCAATAAGTGGGTGGCCAAGAGCGCTGTCGCACCAGAATTCTGGACTCAGATGATCTTCAATAGGCTATGGCCGGTGCCATCACCGAATGTGGTTATAGCTGATGCGATCACCGGCTTGGCCCAGGTGAAGCCAACGGATGATGCGGATGGCGTTCCAGATGAGGTATTCCAGCAGTGGTATCGAGGAATCAGCAGCGGGGCGCTGTCGAGACTTTTTCTGATGCCTAACAAGCCGTGGACCAATGGAGAGTTGGGTGTATTTCACGCCAAGGCATTCGACATGGCCATCGACGCCGCTATCATGAAGGTACGCGGACAATGAGAGAGGAATCAGATGCGTAAGTGGACAAATAACGCAACCGCCCAACTGGCGAGCGGGATCACTTCCGGCGCTTTGACGTTGACGGTTGCGGCTGGGCAGGGCGCCAGATTTCCTACATTGACCGCTGGCGATCACTTCAAAGCGACATTGATGGATGTCGCGAATCTCATCGAGATCATCAAAGTCACGGCGCGCGCTACTGATGTGTTCACGATCGAGCGCGCCCAAGAGGGTACGACTGCCAAGGCTTACATCGCAGGCGATCGTGTGGAACTGCGCTGGACCGCTGCCGAGGGCAATGCCTCAATGGGGCCTGGACTGGCGCGCAATACTGTCGTAGCCGGGGGTAGCGGAGATGCGATCACGGCTGCTTTCCCCAGCAGCCAAGATGTTGTGCTGGAGAATGGCATGCGTTTCACCGTGCAGGCCACTGCCGCCAACACCATCACGGCGCCGACGTTGAATGTGACGCTCGGAACCATCCCAACAGGCGCAAAGACTATCGTCAAGGGATCGAATGCTCCGCTTGCCGTGGGCGATATTCCTGGCGCTGATTTCCCTGCTGATTTCCAGTATGACCTGAGCCTCGATAAGTATGTGCTCATGAATCCGGCGACTGCGGTGTCCGTTGGCGCTGCGGCATCGGTCTCTCGGCAATCCGTGCAGGTTGGCTCCGTGGATAGCCTTGGTCGACCGGAGTACCTGCAAATCGGCACGGGGCTGGCGTTGGACCTGGAAGCGGATCCGACACCGATAGCGCTGGCATTTGCGGCCGGATTCGGGGCGAATGGAGCGATCGATTTCTACTCCAAGATATCCACGGATGTGGGCAACTTCGTTGCCGGGCTGCCGCCCGACAATTTCAGTTACATCTTCGCCGACTTCGTCAGCGCTACGTCATTTACTGGCGATCACACCATTGTCCCGCCACAGATTGGGCCGGTCTATAACAAGACCAGAAATGCGCTCCTGCACTTCGAGGGCTCAGATGCCTCGACAAGCTTCATCGATGACTACGGCAATACCTGGACGGCGAGCGGCAACGCGCAGCTTGACACGGCCCAATTCAAATTCGGGACTGCTTCCCTTCTGCTCGACGGTACTGGTGACTTTGCAGTAAGTTCGAATTTCATTGCGCTTGGATACGCTGGTGCTGACGTCAGTATTGGGAATGGTTCGTGGACCGTTGAGGGATCTGTACGTTTCAACGTATTGCCTACCAATGGCCTCGCGCAGACATTGTTCGCGGCAGAAAACGATGCCGATTTCGGAGCGACGTTGCGCGTTCACAATGTTGCTGGCGTCTACCAGTTGCGTGTTGATCTTTCATCAAATGGATCGAGCAATGATATTGCATCCGCATCGCCAAGCAATATCGTCACGCCGCTGGTGAACGTCTGGTACCACTGGGTATTGGAGTTTGATGCTGTGACTGGGCACTACCGCACTTACTGGGATGGCACGGCCGAGCACGCCATCTCTGACAAGCTGCCAATTTGTGGGATTGCGGCGATTCGCATTGGCGCGGACCAAGGTGGGACAACAAATTTCGTGAACGGTTGGATCGACGAATTCAGGATTTCGCCCTGCTGCCGTTATCCAGCGGGAACGGTATTCACACCAAGCGCATCCGCATTTGCAGTCGAAGGTCAT